TATGTAGATGTCTCTCGTCAAGCATTGATTCAGAGTTCATTCTCAATGCAGTCATATTTACTAGATGAGTTGACAACTAAGCTTGCTTATGCACTTGAAAAGAAGATCCTTTCAGCAGATGCAGCAGATGACACAATAGATGCTCCTGCAGGTATTTTTGCTGATGGCGCACATGTCTCACCAGATCAGATCTCAACATTTGAGGGCATTACTAAACTTGAAGCACAACTTGATGGTTATGATACATTTGGCAATGTTAAGTATATTGCTTCTCCGGCAGCAAAGGCATTCATTCGCAACATGGTACGCGGTGGTGACCACACACAGAACGTATTTGAGAACAATGAAATAGACGGCACACCCGTAGTTGTCTCTCGTCTTGTTAAGGATTATGATGAGAACTTCTTAGCTCTTGGTGATTGGAGCAAGCTTTTGATTGCACAATGGTCAAACACTGAATTTACCATTGACGACATTTCTCATATGTATAATGGATTTGTCCGCATCTCAATTAACGCATTCTTTGATTATGCTGTTCTTGAGGACAATGCCATCATTAAGACTTCAGTCTCAGATAAATAATTTTAACAAAAATTTACAAACAGGCTTAGTGATATGATGTATTTAGATTTAGATAGAATTAAGAAACACCTTAACATCAACGATGACTTCAAAGATGATGATTCATATATTGAGTCATTAGCTGATGTTGCTGAAGCGGTAGTTGAAAATCATATAGACGAAAGCCTAGAAACTATAATGCAAAGGAATGGCGGAGAATTGCCTCCGCCTCTCCTTCATTCTATGTTGCTGCTTATAGGCACATTATATATGCAGAGAGAGTCAACATCATTTGTCTCAATGACAGAAGTTCCATTGGCATATAAGTATATGCTTCAACAATATAAAAATTATAAACGTTCAAATATTTAATATGGCAAGAGCGGGAATATTACAAGAAGTTGTCGACATATATAAAGCAAAGACGGTCATTTCAGATTATAATGCTCAAGAGACAGATTACGTCAAGTCGTACACCACAAGAGCAAATGTTCGTTATGACAGAGGTAATAGAACAAATGAGAACGGTGAAGTATTTTATGAATATGACAAGACATTCATCGTAAGATACTATGTCCCTATTACTGAATTTGATTATATAAAATGGAATGACAAATTTTATAGGGTTCTCTCCATAGACAAAGACAGATTAATGCAGCAGCAGACGATAAGGGCAGAGCTCGTTAATGATAATGAATTACCAGAAACAAGAGAATGGACGTAACTTATAAAGACGACATAGCAGAAAATTTACTTGAATTTTTAAGTAATGCAAGAAGGGAACATTTAGCTGCCATATATGATTCTATTAGAGAAGTCGTAAATGCAGCAGAAGCATTAACAAAGATTAATATGAGCGGAGAAAGCTTTAGGTCTGCCACAGCAAGCGGAAGAATGCGTTCAAATGGCAAAATTTACACCATCCCATTAGAGCGAGGCGTTCGCTCAGGAGTATATAATGATAACGGAATGCCGACAGGATTGATTTCGATACTTGGCGACACAAAGCAAGATGATGGAACATGGCGCTTAAGATTTTTCAATGGTGGCACAGTAGAAAGATTTATTGCTCCTCATGGCGACAAGAAGCATAGCATTGGACATATTGAACCGACATATTTCTTTGATAATGCGATAAGCAGCATGAACGAAATGGCACCTAGCATCATTCAAGCAGCAATAGACAAAGTTATGACATCAAATAAATAAAATATTTACACATATGACAAAAGGATTATATGCTTCAAATTATGTGATAGACATTTTAAAGTCAAATGAAGATTTGAGAAATAAAGTCAAAAACAGAATTTACCCAGTCATGGTCACAGATGGCACTGATTTCCCATTCATTTTGGTGCTGCGCTCATCGAATTATGAAAATGACACAAAAGATAACTTATATTCAGATGTCGTTACGGTGACAGTTGCCATTATGACAAGAAAATATGACATTGGAGTAGATATTGCTCAATTAGTTAGGTGCATTCTAGAAAAGAAAAAATTTGAGACAGATGAATATTATATTCCTCAGATTACGCTAAAAAGTTCAGATGAAGGATACAAAAGCAAAGTATATGTTCAGATACTTGATTTCGAAGTTACAATTTGTTAATAAAATTAAAAATAAATTACAAACTACAATATGAAAAAGCCAATTTACGGACAAGAATTAATGGTCTTTATTAATGAAGGCACAACAAGTGCTCCATCATATAAGAGCATTGCTCATGCGACGAACCACACCGCTACGTTCACAGGAAATGTTCAGGAGTTGAGTTCAAAAGATTTTGGAGTATATGCTGCACAGACAGTCACAGGAATTAACTGGGAGATCACAGCAGATCATCTATACACCAAAGATGCATTTGTCAATTTGTTCGACTTAATGGAGAAACGTGAACCTGTTATGCTAGCATGGGCTCCTTATAGCGAGACATCAAAGCGTGAGTCAGGCATCAACAATGAGACAGAGACTTGGACACCTGATAGCACAGCATCAGATTATTTCACAGGTGAAGCAGTCATCAGCAACTTATCTGAAAATGCTCAGAATGGTGATGTCGCAACATTCTCAATTACTTTCACTGGTAATGGAGCAATGAAGCGTGTCAATGGTACTGGTGGTGGCAACTGAAGGACGCGAACGATACGATACGCATTCGCAGATTCAGAGCAGACGATTGCACTTCCGTCAAGAGCTGATATAAAGCTTTGGCAGATGGATGCAGAGCCAGCATCAGATTTTACATATAACGCAGATTCTCACACCGTGACAATAGCAGCAAAATCAACTGGTTCAGCAGTCGTATTAGGGTTCGCCTCTGAAGTTCCATTACCAGCCCCTGATTGCACGATTAACATTCGTCCAGAGACATCAGGTTCTGGCACCGTGACACCTGAAGACCCAGAACAAGGTCAACTTAACCCTTAAAATAAATTTCAAAATATAAAAATGGAGCACCCAAATGCTCCATTTTTTGTTAAAAAACAGCCCAAATAATTATTTTTATATATATAGATATATAGATATACAAATTTATTAAAACACCATGAAAGAACCGATTACGATAGTTAGAGGGAACGACTTTTACTTAAATGTAATAGTCTCTAGAACCTTAGAAGACGGAAGCATTGTGCCATATGATTTAAGCAATGCATATAACATAGCATTAAAGCTTGTTACATCATCAGGCAGATATGCGGAATTTCCTTGCACAGCAAAAGGAAACATCATTACAGCAAAAATTTTGTCATATAAGTTAGGATTAACAACTTATGGCATTGAGATAACATTCATAAATGACAAACTTGCTAAACGTTCATTTGAATGCGGACTGTTAAAAATAGTTAACTGTGAATGCCAAACAAATGAAACAACGACTTCTGACAATAAATATTATGACATTAACTTAGAAGTAGTGACAGACGCAGAAAGCATTCAGATTGGCAAAGTTACACCTGTTCATGTAGATGATAAACTAGACGCAGAAAGTGAATTTCCTGTTCAAAACAAAGTCATAACAGAAAAAGTCAATGAGCTTCAAGACAGTATAGATAACATAAACGTAGATGAAGACATTCAAAATGCACTTTCAGATTTTACAAATGATGATGTAGAATTTAATAATTCAGTCACAGTTCATGGCTCATTAGAAGCAGAAAGTGGCATCATAACAGACGAAATAGAATTAGGCGGCGAACCAATAGAAAATATTTTTGTTAAGAAGACAGATGATTATGTCACGACAAATAGCATGGCTGAATTTGTTGACAATAGCTTAACAAAATATTATGACAAAGATGAAGTAAATGATATGCTAGATGACAAAGCAGATATTACTTCATTACCTGATATGTCATTATATGTAGCAAAGACACAACTAGATGAGACATTAACTTCATATGTTAAATCAACTGAATTAGATGACACATTAGCATCTTATGTGACCAATTCTGATCTTAGCACTAGATTGGAGAACTATGAGACAAAAAAAGAACTTGAAACAAAATTAGAAAATTATGCAACTAAAAAATATGTCGATGATTCTATATTGGCAATAGATTTATCAGGATATGTCACAAATGATGAATTACAAGAATATTCATATGATAAAGAAACGACATATAACTTGATACAAGAAGCAGTCAATAGTATTGATACATCAAAAATAAGCTTAGATAATTACTATACTATAGATGACATAGATAGACAAAGCTATACAACGGCATATGCTTTAACATATTTAAACAATAAGATAGATAGCAACACGCTTCCTGAAGATGTAGTACGAACAGGATATTTAACAGAAAATTATTATGATAAGCCGCAAGTTGACAATAAGATAGCTTCAGGCGGTAGCGTATTTGATGAATATAATTATTTTGGACCTTATTATTTTAATGAACGATTTAGTGGCAAAAAATTTTATAGAAAAGTCAACGTTAACGATCGTGGTCAAGCATCTCATTTTAATGATTATTTAAATGAAGTAAGAGACTTATGGGATAAAGAATATAGTGGAGGCAGATATGCGAACCCATTTTATAAAAATAGATATGATATGATTTTTGTGCCGAATGGAGCATCAAATGAAATAGACATATTACAACGTTCAGATATACGCCCAGCAGATTATGAAAATGGATTAACGATTAAGTATTATGATAATGATACATCGAATTACCCTCCAATGGAGTTCATAAGAAATAATGTTGATAGTGGATGTCCAGATTTATATTTAACAGAAGATACATCTTATGGAAAGCAAGGCGATTTAAGAATTAACTTAACAGTATTAGATGGCAACATGTATTATGATGGTGGCAGATATAAGTTATGGGATAAGAATGACGGATGGAATGTCACAGATGAAACAAGTGAATATAGCATGGCATATGAACGATTTAATAATTTAATGAGTTATTCATGGATGGCTATGGTAGATTGGTGGACTGAAATTCCAAACACTGATGGAGGCTGGCCGACCGGAACAAATAGAATTAGACATCATAATGACTGGAGATTAAATAAAGACCTTGAAAATTATAAAGATTTGCTCGTCTTCGTTCAATTTGCTATAGTTAATTATGAGGAATATTACATTGATAGCGATTATACAACTGAAAACCCGAAACAAATATTGACATCAGAAAACTGGAGCAACTTTATAAGTGAACCAAATGTTGCACATGATTGGTCACGCCATCAGGGATGGTTCAGCCCATCTGACAGCAACCTCTACCCGACAGAAGCAGAATGGGAACAGATTGCACAAGATAATGGGTATAGCTCATTTGAAGATTTGCGCAATGGATACGGACGAGACTTTATTTTCTATGTTCGTGAGGCATAATAAATATATAAATATTCATAATTATGTATATAGGAAACAATAAGATACAAGATATTTATATAGGAAACAATAAGATTGAAAAAGCTTATATAGGCAACAACTTAGTATATGAAGGCGTTATTCCTGCGACATTTGAAAATGCAATGCGTGCAGAGTTAGGTCCAATGGGAGACGAGTTCATTCCAATGGAACACACGACATTACAAGCAGGATTATATTATGTTGATTTTTATGTCACAACGCCTGATGGTGCTGAAATAAATTTATTAGATGCTGAACACATAGATACAATTATTCTAAAGTCGAACATAGAAAAAACATCTATAACTTCTCAGAAACTAGATCAAACATTTGATGTATTATATGCTCCATCTGTAGGCAATGTGGAAATAAGATTTACACATAGTGGCAAAGTGTATAAAGTCATAACAGAAGCACATCAGTTATATAAATTATTGCCTGAGCCTTCATCATCAACATTCTCATTTAATGATCCTGACAAAGCAGAACGAACATTGCACACGTTCACACAGATTACATTCCCTGATTTTAATGTCACAGAAAATTTGAGCGACATGATAAGTCGAGGTCGTATGCGTTCAGAATATTATATTGGCTCAGAAAAAATTAGCTCTGGAACATTTGACATAAAATATTTACCTGATTATGGCAATGGAAAGCAAGAGATAAGATTTACATTAGGAAATGTATTTTATAATAAGCCAAATTACACAGCCGTGTCGATTGAGTATAAGCATTCATTTACTGTTCAAAACAGCGCTGGCTTTCCTGAAGGATATAATTATATAAGCTATATTCAAGATACACAGTCGGAAAACCAAAACTTCCCTAATAGAACAAATCATTCAACGATTGCTTTGCCTATCACAATGGATAAAACAAAGAAATATTCAATAGATGCAGTCATAGAGCCCACAGGAATTTTTAGACTAGCTTATTATGGCAATGTTGTATTCTATGGTCAACAAAACACAGGCGGTGGCATATGTCAAGGCATGGGCATGTTCTATAATGAATTAGGAAACAACCAATTAGTATTTACATTTTTCCAAGGTAGTAGTGGCAGCAAAGTTGTGAATTACGACCCTAATAATTTAACTGGAAAGAAGATGCATATAGAGCATTCATCTGAACATATTAAAGTCACATTTATAGATACAGATGAAGTATTGATAGATGATGATATGCCTGCTCCAAGCTCAGATAATAGCAATGATTACCCAAGTGATCCATTTTATTTATGGGGTGGCGGCATAGAAGGATATTATAGATATGGATGCGCGCCAGCAGGATTTAAGCTATATTCATTTAAGTTAAGTATAGATGATGAATTAGTATATGATTTAGTTCCTGCACAAAATATAGAAACAGGTCGACTTGGATTAGTTAATCTTGTAGATGGCATATTTCGTCAATCTGCATTTTCTAAATGGCCATTTATAAGTGACGATGTAAATGAATAAGAAGATATTTAAATAATGAAATTTATCATTTCATAATGATACAAAATAAATTTAACATATATTAACAAAATGACAGATAAAAAAATAAGTCCGCATATAGAAAGATTTAAGACTTTACAGGATTATGCGCAATATTTTATTGATGAGAAAGGCAAAACGCCAAATGTCTCTTGTGTTGATGAGCCTGTAGAAGTAGTTAAATTTGCTGAACAAAAGTTGCATCCTGATTATATAAGAACAGGCAATGATACATATAATGTTGTAGTGTACGATGATTTTGATTATTCTAATAAATTATCCACACCAAGTTCACAAGTATGCACACAGTCAATAATGTATAAATTTGTATATGATTCAAACACTGGTGTATATGCACAATATGATTTTATTACAGCACCTACGCCTTCACCAAGCAATGGTATTATGCAAATATTACAATATATATATCCAAGCAAGATATTCGAAGACTTTGAAGGAACAATTACACGTTCAATTAATTTAGATAGCACAACAAAATATAATGCATCGACAAAAGCATCATATAAAGCTATACATCGAACATTAGGAAACAAAGATATAAATATTTTCCAGATTAGTTGTGCTTCAGAAACAGTAGCATTAAATGAGAAGATAGAATTTCCAGGTGGATATATGTATTACCCATCACCTGTTTACACAATAGAAGGCATGAATGATGATGTCGTATTAGATGATGGCTTTTTATTTGGAGGTCATACAGCCAAAGTTATAAAGCAGGATGACAGACATTTTATTTTAGCATTAGGTGACACGCCATTACCAAATAATAAATTTGATCTTCCAGTCATAATGATTCCTTTTCATTATAAAGATTTACCAGAATTAACATTTTTTAAATATTTTAGTTATGTTAATTTACCTGCATTATATGAAGAACGACCACAAGCTGAGTTCGAATTTTATCTTAACATTTATAGTGGTGCAGCACAAAAAGTCACAGCAAATGATTTAGTATATAAGCAGTATAGCCCAGGCTTTAATGTGACATATGAAGGCAAAAAATTATATGCTGAGTACCGTATAGGTGATGTTGACGGTGATAACAAAATGCTTGGCTCAGTAGAATTAGATGGCTCAGCACTAGAACAAGAAATGACTGGCTATTTATGGGAAACAAGCAATTTGCTAGCAGGAGCGCATGAATTAGTCGCATATGATGGTGAACATAATGAAATAGGACGTATGACATTTAATGTTAAAATGCCTGAATTTGATTATGTATTATATGATGCCAATAAAAACGTCATTGAACCAGACGAAATAAGTAGATACGTCATTGATGAGTCGAACCTTAATAATGATTATTTGATTGACATTCATGGTATATATGATGGCAAAATGTACCAAGGTGTAAATAGCTCATGGGCTAATGACAATATGTATAATGAAGAGATTACAGATTGGCGAGATTATATAGTGCTTAGTCCAAAATTAAATAATCATAACCTTGAAGCATATAATGACGGTGGAGCAGCTGGTGCAAGCGAGCTATTTATATTAAAGCCATCATGGTGCAGTTCAGACACACGATATAACATAATGGATGAAAATAATAATATAGCTGAAATTTGCTTCTATTATGAAGCATTTACACCTTATTTGGAAAATGGGAACATAACAGTAGAAAATTTGAATTTAACATATGATTATTTTGAACGTCCTTATAAATATTATGACACAGATAATATATATTTTTACCACGTATATGGAAAAAATCAGCGTCAACAAGTATTTCTTTCTCAATTAACAGGAAACAACGTTTTTCATGCAACATATGACACAAATAATTTTTGGAAATTTAGAGGCGGCAATGACGAGCACAAAATTGGCTGGATACTTAACCCAGATGTAGATTTCCCAGTAGGTGATTACAAAGTCACAAATGCATATGTACAATATGAAGGATTGAGATTAGACTTATGGGATGAGATTACTTTCAGCGTAAGTGAACCTTTTTTGACAAATGGCAACTTAACAGTAGATAATTTAAAACAGTTACCGTCTTATAGAGGAGTTGGAATATATTATAACGTACACGATGATTATTTCTATTCTGTAGATAAATATGGCAACAGAACACAAACTTCGCTTAATGATGCAACATTGAATGCAACTTTCGATACAAATATTATTGAAAGCTTTAATGCATATGGTGAATATGGATGGCGTATTAAGTCGGGTGTTGAAGTTCAGTCAGGCAATTATGAGATAACAAATGCTTATTTGGAATATAATGGCACAAGATTGGATTTATGGAGTTCAGCTAATATAACAGTCGTAAATCAAACAAGTTATGTTGCGAAGAATGAAAATGATGAGACAATAGACCCAGGACAGAACCTAAGTTGGACATATGACGCAAATGGTGTATTGACATCAGAACCATTTAAATTTACAAAACATAATGCAGATGACACACCGGCAGATGCTAATATAACACAAGATGTTAATTATATTATTGATAAGGACAATGAAGGACTATATGACTTTACATTGTTTAACGTAGAAGTTACAAGAGTTAATAATAATGAATATTTTGTTGTTAAATATACACCAAAAGCTGAGTTACAGACAGTAAGAAATTATAGAGTTCCATGGATTGACTTTACTTATAATGACGCATTCAATGAAAAAGCATTTTATTGTGGACCGAGAAACTATGTCCCACAAAGTGGACCAATGCAGATCTATATTACTGATGCTGGTGTTACAGATGACATGGATAAAGAGACATATTCATTTACATCTAGTGCAGATAAGACATTAACATATGATAATTATTTTACATATTGCGATGATCCAAATTACCAAGGCGATAGCGTAGTTCAAACGATTACGACATCTGGAACAGGTATAACAGTAGAGTACCCATATGATGCATGGGCTTTAACAGGATTTAAACTTACGCTTCAGCCAAATGCATCAGGTACGATAACTATAGCCTATCAAAAGTCACAAGACACAGACTTCGTTCCTGCAGCACGAACATATAACATTACAGCTCCTCAAAGCACAAACAATGATTACTTGGATTATAAAGCATTAACTGAAGGCGGATGGGGCAACCGTAAATTATATGGCATAGATAATAATGTTGATTCAAGTAATGGAACATATGAATTTGCTATATTCGATGAAAGCGGTGCAAATCACACATTTAATTATACACTAGATGTACAAGGAAATGCCGAAATTATATCAACCACAACGACAGATGCTGGTGACCCAAGAGGTGAAGGATTAGTCTTGATTTATAAAATTAGAATAAGTGGACAAGCAAGCCTTACATTTAGTGCAAATGACACACCGTATGTAGCCGTTAGATTCAACGCGTAAAATAAAAGAAAACATTATATTTTAGAGGGGCAAAAAGCCCCTCTTTTTTTCATTTATAAATATAAATTATAGTGTATTTTTTTAGAAAATTTGTATATTTTTATATATAGATATAAATTTACACAACATATGATTAAGCCATTTCAAGGAGACGAGTTACATTTATTTATCAATGATAAGACAGTGGCACATGCTTCGGGCTTTACATTAGATGCATCTTGTGACTTAATAGAAACAGCACCTAAAACAGATTATTTAACGACACGAAAATTAGTAAATAAGATAAAATATTCTTTAAACGTAGATGCATTGTTGACAAATGACATAAATAGATTATTTGACATCTTCCATAATAGAGAAACAGTCACGATTATGATTGGCACAGCAACGAAAGATCATCTAGATGATGAAGATTATTTTACTATAGATTCATCTAGGCGATATTTTTATTGTGACGCAATTATAGATTCTCTTAACATTGTAGCATCAAATGGAATGATGGGCACATTTAATGCGACATTATTAGTTCAAGGAAAATTAATAAAAATAAATATATAAAACAATAATATATGACAGTCAATGTTAAAGGTATAGATTTAGATTTAATGACACCAAATAGATTTTATTTAATTTATGAAAACTTATTTGGAGAATCAGTAGATTTTAACACAAAAAAGTATAGCACATTAATGGCCAATTTGATGCATGCTGTGATAGTTGCGACCATTGAAAAGAAAGGACTTAACATTACATTTTCAAAAGATGATTTTAAAAACTGGTATGACGAACAAGACCCATCTATTTTTAAAGATTTTTCTGATTGGTTCGTTCTTACGCTTCAGGCACAAGCAGAATTAAGTGGCAACAAAAACAACGAACAAGAGCACGGTGAAAAAAACTAACGATGCATGATGTCATGCGTATAGTAGTCATTGAAAATAAAATTTGTTCATTGGATTACTTTCTTGATGTCATGCAACCATGGGAATTAGAATTTATATTTAAAAATTTGGCTTATGCACAGAAAAATGAATGGGAGCAAACAAGACTTCTTTATTATGGTAGCATTCAGCCATATTTAAAAGACAAAACAGATTTACAAGAGGTATTTCCTTTGCCTTTTGATAATAAGAATGAAGATACACATGCACAACAAAATGTAACACAGGAGTCATTTGAAAAATTAGAAGAAAGAGGAAATGAGTTAGCATCACTATTAAATGAAGGCAAAGTTCGTGATGTTGTGATTACAGCGTCAAATGGCGATTTTCATATGTCATAAAAAGATTTAACACATATTAGCATATGGCAGCAAAAGCGGAAATAAAAGCTGATGTCAAACAATTTGTAGAACCGTTAAAGACAGCGGAGCAACAAGTTCAAGCATTAGCAAGAGGTAGTAAAAAAGGAGCATCACAGCTTAGACTTGAATTAAGATCATCTAAAAAGGAAGTTGAAGCATTAGCATTAGCATATAGTAAACTTAGTGCAGAGGAAAAGCGTGGTGATTTTGGAGTAGCATTAGCAAAACAGCTTAGAGAGGCGAAGAAAGCAGCAGCAGAATTAGTTGATATGCAAGGCGACCTTCAAGCTGAATTAAAACATCTTGCTAGTGACACATCGACATTTGATAGCTTGGCTGAAGGATTTGGCGTATTAGGAAGCGTAACGCAAACAACGCTTGCAGCATTTGCTTCCGTCACAGGAGAGTCCGAACAAATGAAGCAAGCAATGGCAGCAGTAGTGGCGATTGAGACTTCTATGAATGCAGTGATTAAGATACAAAATGCATTACAACAGCAGTCGTCGCTTATGCTAGGCATTAAACGAACACAAGAACTTGCAGCCGCAGCCGCAGTAAAGATTAAGACAGCAGCAGAAAACAAAGGCGTCATAACGACAAAAGCAGCAACAGCAGCACAGAAGATATTCAATGCAGTGGCATATGCGAACCCATATGTCTTATTGGCATCTGCTATATTGGCAGCAGGTGCAGCTCTTCTATACTTTGCGACTAGAACGAAAGAAGCAACAGCAGAGGAAAAACGATTACAAGAATCAACAGAAGCACTTAAAAGCGCATGGGAATCAGAAGCATCACGCTTAGCTGAAAATGTAGTTAAATTTAAAGATTTACAAACAGCATGGAATGATTTAGGTGATGACTTAAATGCAAAGAAACAATTTGTAAAAGATAACGCTGATGAATTTAAAGATTTAGGTCTTAACATTACAGATGTCTCAGATTGTGAACGAGTGATGGTTAAAAATAGTCCTATTGTGATACAAGCATTCGAGGCAAGAGCAAAAGCAGCAGCAGCACAAGCAGCAGCAATAGAGGTCTTAACAAAATATTATATTCAGCTAGGAGAGATAGAAAGAAAGATTAAAAACGGCGAGAAACTTTCTATGGCTGATTTTAAAGCATTTGATTTGGACCCACGCACAATGAAGGGCTTAAAGCAAGCAAGTACATTTACTAAGACATTATATGAGGTAACAGATCCATCAGCTATTCTAAACGAATTTAACAATGCGGCAAACAAGCAGATAGATCAGGCACTTAAAAGCTTTGATAAGATAAAGAAAGAACAAGACGCACTAGTAAAGAACGCAGAAAAGACAGAAAAAGCACTTCAGAAAATAGATAAGCCAAAGAAAGACAAGAATAAGCCCAAAACAACAAAGACAACAAAGACGACAAATGCAACAAAGAATGAATGGGATGGAACATTGACTTCTATTGAGTCATGCAACAAAGCAATTCAGCATCATGAAAAGCAGATTAAAGAATTAAAAAAGGACACTGAAGATTACGATAATAAAGTAAGAGGCTTAAAAGATAAGATAGTCACAGCAGCAAAAGCAAAGTTCTCTTTGATTGATGCATCTGATTTAAATGGCATGAAAGAAGCACGCTCAACGCTAGAGCTCATCATTCAAAATTTGGATAAAAACAGTTCTGAATTAAAGACATATGCTGATGCGTGGAGAGCAGCAGATAATGCAATTAGAACAACAGAGCAGCAATTAGAAAATTTAAAAAATGGTATAGAAGAAGGCTCTTTGACTGCAGCATCACAAGATGTAGAAAGATTGTCGTCACAGATAAATAAATTAAACATTTCTTCGCTTGAAGGAGCGCAGGCAATTCGTAAGCTTCAAAATGAGGTAGCAGCAGCACAGTCAAAAGTAAATAAGATTACAATAAAAACAACATTTATTGAAAACAAAGCACAAGCACAGCAAGTATTAAAAGATGTTAAAGATTATGAGAAGTTAATTAAAGAACTTCCAATGACAAATAGTGCGATTGATGCTTTTGAAGGATACATAAATGATGCAATTAGCAAGATAGACATTAATATGGAAGGCTCAACAGAAGCATTAGCAAAATATATAAAGCTTTTGAATGAGCTAGAAAACAAGCGCTTTAACATAGAGATAAAGACGAACATATTAACAGGACAAACAATAAATGTAGATGATTTAACAAAACAGATTTATGACAAACAAAAGTCAACACAAGTAAAGAATGCTAAAGAATATGAGGCAAATGTAAGAGCTGAATGGAAACAGATAAATGAGACAACAGCAACAGGCATAGATGAAGTCGAAAAACAGATACAATTTTGGGAGGATAGAAAGAAAGACATTTTTGCTCCGAACCAAAATGGTCTAGGTGACATGCTGCCTGATATAGCAACAATAAATAAGACATTAAAGGCATTAACAGATAAGAAATGGGAGATTGAGCTAAGGATGCAAGGATTAGATGAGACATCAATTAAGCTTATGAAATTTAAAAAGTCATTTGAAGATGTTCAGACAGGCGTTAATGCATTGAGCTCGATTACAGACGGTATTTCTGCATTCAGTGATAGCATCAACAAAATGAGTGATGACTTAGAAAATGGAGCAAATGGATTTACTATATTCACAGATGCAGTTAACATAGCTAAAACATTTATTGAGACATTAAGTGGAACGATAGAAGGCGTTGTGTCAATGATACAATTATTTGGCGCAGCACGACAAGCAACAGCACAACAAGACACAGCTGCAACACAACAAGAAGTAGCAAATAGTATTGCTAAAACAACAGCTAATTCAGGTGAAGCTATAACTGAAGCAACGAAGCAAGGCGCAAAACTTCCATTCCCAGCAAATATTGCCGCTATAGCAGCAGGCGTTGCCGCTGTAGTCGCAGCACTTGCTATGATAACACAATTTAAATTTGCACAAGGTGGTATTGTAGGTGGAAGCACGACAGTTGGTGATACTGTAGTAGGAAGATTAAATAAAGGCGAAATGGTCCTAAACGCAAAAGATCAAAATTATTTATATAACTATATTCATAAGAGAAAATTAAGCACTGATAACGGTGGAATGATTGTTGGTAAAGTCAACATCAAAGGCACGGACTTAGAGCTTGTATTAAGCAATTTAAGTAAAAAGAAAGGATTAAGCGGAAAAAGCTTAGCATTCAAATGAACATAAATAAATAGAATATTATATATGAGAATTTACGGACATTTTAAAGACATTGACGACAACACAATTTATGTCGAGATAGTGAATGCAGATTATAATGCTTTTGACATCGATATAGATTCAAGTAGTAAAGTAGCTTTCTCTGAAGATCCAGTGCAGATAACGACTGAAGTAGAGGACAGCTTTTCTCCTATAATAAGACGAAGCGCAACTGTGTCATTAGTGACAAATATGTATTTAGGAAATGCTTTATATGCACAGAATGCTGAAAGCGTGATAATAAATATTTTTAAAAACAATGAATGCATCTTCTCTGGCTTTGTGACACCCAATATTTATAGTCAAGGATATTCAAATGAATTTGAAGAGATACAGATAAACTGTATTGATTATTTAAGCATCTTAGAAAATAAGTCGCCATTGGATGACACCGATTATAACACATTAAGACAACAAGCTCAGTTGCGTTCATTTAAATATTACTTTGATTACATATTTAAGAACATGACAACAATGATTGCAGCTAATATGCCTAATGTAGAATATATGGAAATGAATGAATGGGTAGAAACAGGATTTGTTAAGCGTGATGACGATTATTATGTCGTAGAGACAAAGATTAATGTCATTAACACAGATACAGCAATGACAAGTGGAGAGACAAGAATAGGACACATTTTAGAAAAGACATATATTCAAGGTAGCACTGATGATTTGACATATGTAGGAAATGTAGCGCATTATAAAAATTATATATGGGTCACAATTAACAACAAGCTTGTCAACACGGGAGACTTTGTAGCAGGAGCAATAGCCCAGACAACGACAGTAGTAAGCTCAACAGATAAGGTCACAGGATGGACATCAACAGCACCATTTGTATATTATGAAGTCATTACGACTGAGTATAATATGAGTGATGGCACAACTACGACATCAGGAACATCAAAGCGAGGCGACTTAATTCCATTGAAGCCAGACACAACGCAAGCAGGTTCATATTATGAATATAGACGTGGCTCTGAAAGTGATTTGATAGCTGAAGTATATGAAGAAGGAGATACTGATACTGTGTATTATTATAAAGATTATGCATGGGTATATTGCAATGGAAAATGGTCATTAACGACAGATTATAAGCAAGGCGATGAGTTCACAGATGAAGCAGAACCAGATGACGGAGAGTGATAAAAAGATTTTAAGTTAAGCAATGAGCAAAATAAATTTTGATGGAGATATATTTAACTATGGTGACAATGTAGCTGGGATTACGCCTGATTACATAACACCGCACATCTATTATGATGATTCAAAGACTTATGACAAAAACTTCAAGATTTTTCAAGAGTTAGGCGTTGCTTCAGGCATTTTCTTAGGTGATAGTGAAGATGATGTGTATAATTATTATGATATGCTTTCTGAGATTTTAACATATTTAAATTTGCACATCATTCAAATAGGCTATGACTTTTACATCTTTGACTGGAGCACCGTAAGAGAGAAAGATAATGTTGTGTGGCGTGACATTTACACAGGAGAAACGAAAGAACAAAATATTTCAACATTAACTATACAGAAGGCAGATGTAGCATCAACAGATACGAACATTACAATAGATGATGTATATAATCAAGTCCAAGTAGAAAGCAAGCTTGAAGAATATGATACATTGATTAAGTCACCTCTTGATGATGATAGCTTGTATAGTGATTATGGTGGATGGCAAATGTATATGCGAGAATATGCTGCTCCTGGAAATGGTAAAAGCGCAAAGAATGCATTTCTTGAAATGATAAAAGCGGACACAACACCTGATGCATCATATGATGGTGATGGCAATAATGGAGCGTATAGACGAGATTATTACTTCCAAGTTATGAAAAATGACAAATGGTCTTTCAAGCTGAATGGAGTAGATAATTATAGCAAATGTCCAAAAGATGAAAATGGAAATTTTGTTGACCAATGGAAGATGATGAAATATTTAGGAGAGACACCATTTTCTAGTGCGATCATTGCTTTTGGAAACACAGATAAGTTCAACACATATAACCAGACCAATATAATGAACATTGATTCTTTTAAGCATTGTCTTGTCATTGCTGTTCATGGAAATGGTAGTGATGGAGAACATCATCAGATATATGGTGACACAACGATTTTTCCGGGTGACAATGATTTAAAGAATGCGAACATCAGTATAGAATATAATGACAACACTGAAGGAGTATATTCTTCGGCTGATCCAAATGTTGTTAATTATTTAATTTTTTCAGGTAGCTTCATATATAACAAATGGGTCGAAAAGACAGGAAAGCGAGGATTTTGGTATGATATGGGTGCACTTCCCTTGCCATTGACAGATGATTATGCTAGAGCATTACGTGAACAAAACACATGGAATGACACTATTGTATATGTATTAAATTCAAGTGACTTTTCAAAAGAAAGTAGATATAAAAAGATGACAGTTCCATGCTCTGAGAATGATGATGGAATGTTCTATCAGCAGCATTTTTATCAGCTAAAACATTATAATGATAATATTAAGTCAGGTGACGTATTAAATGATGACAATATGCTGCCGCCAAGCATTGATTTTGGAAAAGACGCAAAAAGATTTGAATATACAGTAGGAAAAAATTTTATAGATAAAGACATCATTGGATTTGTTCCTGTTCTTGAATGTCAACTTATGATAGGCGACAAATATTTAGTAGAAGATTTTGACACAGAAGGAAATAGCATTTATTCATGGAAGAAAGAAAATGAATTAGATCGTTATATAGAAACGATTGATGGAGAAGAAAAAGTATTTTATAAGAACACATTTAAGCTAGGATTCAACCCTCAAAAAGGCGATTTTATAATAGGACAAAAGCATGAGTTAAAAAACACAATTAGCACTGCTATGGGCATGGCTGGAGAAAAGGGAACAGCTATTCCTATTAAGTCAAGTGATAATTTAAGTGGAGCGTTAAAATTTAAAATATTAGGTCCTGTTAATAGTTATTGGCTTAATGGCGTAAAGATTAACCCATTGTGGTGGAGAGGCGAACCATTATTGATTGAAGATTATAAGCCTATTCTTTCAAGGGTCAACAATATAATGATAGAAGACTTTAAAGTTAAGTTCAAGCAAGGTGGAAACTGGAGCAATAGCAAAGGCGAAAAGAATGTCGTTTATGCAAGTGATGAAATAAATAAATTTATTGATAAGAAGACTGGCATTGATATGAACATAACAACAGCATTCACAAATGAAGAAAGAAATGCTCTTAACCTTAATAGCACAGTATATAAGAATAGCGTCATTGACATTACTAATGGGACACCGATTTTGAGCATAAAAAGCAATGCAACAAATGAAATAGACAAGCCAGAAAAATTATATGTAGATTATTACTTCAGAGAGTATAGCACGCCAAAGATTATTATTGATACAGATGTTAAAGATGATAGTAAATTTACATTCTTTAACAGATATAATTTTAACTATTTAAGGGACAAGAATTTTGCTCCTTTGACGATGGATTATAATTTACGATACAATAATTTAAAGTTAAAAATGAAAGAAGTATAGTCATATTTTATATGACATTTTCATATGACTGGATTATTTTTAATTATAGATATGATACAGATAAAGACATATAGCAAGCCGAAAGAAGGCATAACATATTCTGGAACAGTAGTTACAGGAACAGCGACAACTTCATCTAGTTCTTCATCTTCGACAACCCAGCAAAACGATTACTTTTATTTAGATAATAATAAAGTCGTATGTAGATATAAGTTGGGCACAACTGAAAATGAAGTAGATTTACAAGCACAGATTAATGATTTGAAAACAAAGCTCAACGCCGTTTACGCAGCATATGTAGCCCAGAATGATTATATTAATGAGCTGATGAAATATGTTTATATTACGTCGCCTCATAATGTAGAAATAGATGGAGACTTGATGGTGAATGGCGTCATTTCTCATAACTGATTGACATGAAAGAGAAAGAGTTAAAGCATACGAAATTAAAATGGATGATCATAAGTGCAGTAGCACTTGTAGTAGTTGGTATAGTTCTAATATTATGTGGATTATTTATTCCGCCAATGGGAGAGATTCATCCTTCTGTGTTAACTGCATTAGGTGAAGTATTTACATTTTCTGGCAGCCTATGGGGCTTGAACACGCACTATAGAATAAAGACAGACCAAATAGATGCTGATTTAGAAATAAAGCATAAAGAAAATAATAAGAGTTAATGCCTTATGAATGAATATATTACAAAGAATTTTACTTGGAATGAATTGACACGTTCAGCAACAGCAAAACGATTAGGCATAGATAATAGTGTTCCTGAAAGATATATGTCAAATGTGATTAAGTTATGCACAGATATATTACAGCCATTGCGTGATGCATGGAATGCTCCTATCATCGTAAGTAGTGGATTTAGATGTTATAGCTTAAATAAAGCTGTTAAGGGAGCAGTTGCATCTGATCATATGATAGGATGCGCAGCTGACATTAAGACAGTAAGTGATTTGTTTAGAGACAATAAAAAGTTATATGATTTGATTAAAAAGTTAAATTTGCCGTATAGACAGCTTATATGGGAATATGGAAATGACATTGGACCTGACTGGGTTCATATTAGCGTTAACGCAGCAAATGGAATAGATAATTACCCGAAGCATCAAGAGTTACGGATTAGATAGTTAGTAAGTGAAGTTGTCATTAGCTGACAACTTTTGCCATTGTTTTGTTATATATTGTATTGTTGGCAGCTTTATGCTGCCATTTTTTATGCCAAATGTTAAACTATATTAAATGACATAATATTTTTTAGCATATCTTAACATATATGAAAAGTTTATTGTAATTTTGTAATGTAAATCAAAAACAACTGATTTTCAAGAACTTATTTATTAATTCTAAATTTTTACTACAATGAAAAGAAACAATGATTCATTAGACCAAGCACTTGCGAACAATGGTCTCATCAACCGCTTCAAGAAGATTCTTAACAGTGATCGTATGGATGAGTGGACTGCTGATGCTATGACTGACATGCTGCATGACTGGAAGAACAGTTATACGCAGCGAGCACTTGAACGTCTTGATGAACAGATCGCAAAGATGCAGGAAATGCGTGAACTTACGCTTAAAAAACTTGAAAGTGAAAAAGCATCCGCGGAGTAAGTCGCATTGAAACACAATGCGCAGCGCAAAGAATTATGCTTAGCAGATGATTTGAGTTACTGCGCTATATAAGAACAACTGAAATGATCGCATTAGAAGGGTCTCGTTAGAACCCTTCTTTTAGTCATATATACATAAAAAATCATCGATCTTCACAGACAGATGATTTACATATATTATGAATAAAAATTTAAAAATATGAATACTGTAAAATTTCTTTAAAGAACCTAATGATTATGAATCAGAAATAATAAAAGATAAATAAATGTAGTTTATACATCAACTACAATTATAATAATGAAATTTTAAAAAATTTATATTTTTAATATAGCAATGTTCGCTTCTAAAATTCAAATAGACATAAAAAAATCATCGATCTTCACAGACAGATGATTTGATTATAGCAAATAAATCATGTATTAATAATATGAATAAAAAATAAAAAATACAATTTAAACGATTATTTAAACAATATAATTATAATATAGCAACATTCTCTTGCGAGATTCAAAAATTAATAGTACTTTTGTGCACTTCTAAATTTTAAAAACATTTTATTATGAAGTTCCAAGTTCATATGGTAAAGGAATATGAGGCTTATGTTGTAGTAGAAGCCGAGAGTGCACAAGAAGCATGTGATATGATTGCTGATGGTGATTTTTCACAAGCAGTAGATGGATCTTATGCTGATGATTTAAGCGAAGAGGGCATAACGCATGTTAGGGTATATAACGAAGATGACGAAGAATGCGATTCTCCTCTTGCTAAATGGGATTGGGAATAAAAAGTCAAATGCTGCTATTCTCACGAACGACAGTATTTTATGTTAAATAAATGTATTTCATCCATTGATGGAATTAAATGTTAAAATTTTTGGGCTATTTGTTAAATGGTGTTATATTTATAATTTTGATATAATGACTTCAACATTATTCTACTTAAATTATAAAAACTATTTTGTCGAATGAAAAATATTTTGTAATTTTGCAAAGGCAAACTATTTAACATCAAAGGATTATGAGCAAATGCGTATTATTGATTCGTGTGTCGACTGAAGCACAAGATTTGTCACAGCAGACAGAAAAGGTGAAAGAAGAAGCATTAAAGGATTATGATGTGAATGACATCATCATATTGGAGGACAAAGAAAGCGCAGTCAAGCTAAGTGAAGAAGAACGAAACGGTCTTAATAAGCTTAAATGGCATATTGAGCATGATGACGTAAATTGTGTTTATGCTTATGAGATTAGCCGTATTTCAAGACAACCTTCTATATTGTATAGCATAAGAGATTATCTGATTAGTCATAATGTTCAGCTCATCATTCTTAGTCCTTATATGAAGATGTTAAAAGATGACGGCACTTTATCAGAGTCATCGAACATATTTTTCGGTATATTTTCTTCTATGGCCGAAAATGAAGGATATATTAGAAAGCAACGAATGAAAAGAGGCGTTGAAAAGAAAAGAGAGCAAGGCGGATATATAGGCGGCAAAATTGCGATTGGGTATAGACAAGAAAAAGACAAGATAGTCATAGATGAAGATGGGGCGAAGATAGTTAGACGTATTTTTGATGATTATGTTAACAAGAACAAGAGCGTAAGACAAATAGCAAGAGATCTACAAAATGAAGGATGGAGACGAGGCACATCATTCTTAACATTATGTCAAAGTGTTCTTAACATATTGCATAGAAAATATTATTGTGGCGACAAGCAGCATGAAGCGTTGATTGATGCTGAGACATTTGAAAAAGCAAGAAATATTGCTTCTGGGAGAACAACATATAAAACATCAGGGAACAATGCTTTGCTTAAAGGCAAGCTATATGATATGGAGACAGGATATATAATGTCTTCAAATATGTCAAATGGACAATATTATAGTAGACGATATGGACATTGCACCATAACGATGAAAGCAGCTGATATGGTAGCATCTGGAGTCGCAAGAGAATGGTATAATGAGATATATGAATATAAGAAAGAAGATTATAAGAAGAAAATTGAAGCTGAAATAATGACGCAGATGAACATTATTTCAACGATGGAAAACAATATTACTGATAAGCAAGATAAGATAGACAGGATAGAAGAAAGATATATAGATGGCAAGATAAGCAAAGCAAAAGCAGATGAATTAGAAAAAAGAACTTTTAATGAGCTTAGACATTATAAGCAAGAACTTGATTCAGCAAGATTAAAGATTGACAATTTACAACAAAAATTGACATTTTACAACTTCAAATTAGATGACATTCAAGACATCATAAATGAAATGATAGATAAAATTTATTGTCGTAGATTAAGCAGATTTATATGTGAAATGAAATTAGTCAACAAGATTACTGGAGAAGAAAGAACGATTGAGGTCAACACAAGAAAATTTGAAATAATAAGCATTCATATAAAAAGACGTGATACTTTGAGCTATAAGTGAGGCAATGAAAAGATTAACAATTCTTTAACACTTCATCATTGAATTTTGCATTGAATGATTCTATATTACAAATACAAAAATCAAATTGTTTAACTATCAAAAAATAAAAATTATGAAAAGTGCAAAAAACATCTTCAAGGAGAACGTAAAGAATTTCAAGGATTCGATGAATTATGAATATGCTGGATTAACTCCTGCTGAAAAATTGATTCAAAACTTAGAAAATGACGTATGGGTTCCTCTCACTGATGTAAGTCTTTATGATTGTGAAAGAATTGCTGATGAATTAAGTTATCGTTATCATTTTATTAAGTCCGAGAACAACAGCATTCTTACTTCAGCAATTTGGACGATGGAATATTTTAAAGATTCATTTGACCATCAAAGAATGATTGCATGTCTATTAAACTTCACTGAACTTTAAATTAAAAAATTAACAATTCTTTAACACTTCATAGTTGAATATTCATTGGATCATTTATATATTACAAATACAAAAAATAAAAAATAATAACAATTTAAATTTAAGAATTATGGCAACTATCAAAAATTTTAACAGCGAGAACTTTGACGTGAAGATTGTTGATGCAATGAACTTGCAGGATGATGGCTACCGTTGGTTCCTTGATTTGAAGGTTGAGGTTACCGACAAGAAGACTGGAATTAAGGTTTATGAAATGATTCTTAAGAACAGAATGGTTCCTATGTGGGACACATCTGAAAACTGGTATAACTTCATTGAAGAGAAGATTGAAGATGGTGCTGAACTTGATGAGGACCTTGAATATTGGAACGCAGATGAAGAACTTCAGAAAGAATTTGATGATATGATTGAGGAAATGTATATTGATTGCTTCTTCGAAGCTATTGCCGATGATTATGGATATGAACTTGATGAAGAAGATTTGGATGAGATTTTTGACGATGAAGATTGTTGGGTGATTATTGATGGCGACAAGATTTGGTTTACTGACAGTGACAAATGGAAAATGATTGGATATAATGTTGACACTGAGAACGAAGTTTATGAATGTGATGGATATGTCATCGAGGAAATTGGATGGAACAAATATGAACTTCGTGACAAGAACAGCATCAAGATTGTTGAAGATTTGTTCGGAGACGTTGCATAAGTTGACAAATGGAACAACTTTTGTTACACATTGAACACTGAAACTGTGAAATATTAGACTAAGAAATTTATATTTTTAATATATAAAATGGTTATACAATGATTTAACTGTTCGTCCACTACAATAGAACAGTAAAACAAAAATATTACACCTATAATAGTGAAGCGGAGTAGTGGCCGTGGATCTATTATAGGTGATTTTTTATACAACTATGAATAAGAAAGAAACAAAAAAGATCCAATGGGATGAGAAAGCAATAAAGAACTTTGAGAATTACTTGAAGTTGATGTATGGTGAATATGGCAATTTGAAAATGCCAAATTTTCAATATGGTAAAATTAAAGTTGATTGATTATGAAATATTTTCAATTTTCTTAAAATTTTTTATGTTTAAAATTATATTTTTAATATATATAACAAATTTAACTAAATAAATATATTTATAAAATTATACATTTTCTAAAATTAATTATGAAAAGAGACAATAATTTATTCGTATTGAGATTTAAGAACAGTGATGATGTGTTCTATTTCACAAAGAAGTCGTATGTAGTTCGCAAATTGGGAACTAATGGTGCAGTTGTTGATGAACTGATGAACAACAAAGAATATGCTGAACAAAGAGGCATATACATTACACTTGAAGATTGCAGTAACATTGAATATAAATATATTAATAACATTTAAAACTATGAATATAACTATACAACAAAAGAAACGTATTAAAGAAATTGCACAAGAATTATTCTTGGATATTGTAAAACATCAACCTTACACTGAATTATACGGTGATTTGAACAATTTAGGAAAATATTGTGTTCAAGTAGCAATAACTTATGTCACAACTAATTGGGATAATGCTGTAAACAAGTTAATATAAAAAAATTAAATAAGTAAAGATTATGAAAAGAAAAACAGTTATTTATGTGGTAAAAGATGAAAACACAAAGGAATTTATAGTGCGTAACAGGAACACTGAAGACTTTCAAAAAAGTTTCAAGGAAATGTTCAATAATTTGAACGAAGAAAAATATCTTGACCATGCGGTTGATGATATTATGGCAGATTTGTGGAATGATGAAAATTTTGAAATCATCAAAATTTTTGATGCTACAAATAATTATAATCGTGACCAAAAAATCATAAATACACGAAAACAACGAATTACTGATAAATATATTTGCGATGGATGGACAGAAAATCCTAATTTAGACAATATTGTTTCGTCTGGTGGATTAAAATATGATATTGATAATTATAATAAGACAATAAATGTGCGTAACCTTGGCACATTGTTAGATGAAAAAACAGAAGAATTACAAAAAGTATTAGAAAACTTAGAGATAGAATACGATAAAAAAACAAATGAATTAGAGAAAAAGTTTCAAAAAGAACAAGACGAAATAAGATTAAAAGCTGAAAAATTCATTGAAAACAAGCGAAATGAACTAAAAAAGAAATTAAACGAAGAACGATATAACTACGAACTAAATTTGAATAACATAAAAGATAATTATTATAGCGAAATAGAAAAGTTGAAAAACGAAAAGAAAACACTTGAAAATGAATGTGCTGAAATAGTTAAATTAAAAAATAAAAGAGATTCATTAAAATCTGAAATATCATTTCTTGATTCATCAAAAATTGATTTAGAGGCAGACATTAGAGATTTATATGATGAATTAAATAAAAAGCAATCATCAGTTTCTTCATTAAATATGCAAATTGAAAATCTAAAAAATGCATATGACCAGGTTAACAATGATTTGACAGAAAAAAATAAATTGTTAAGCGCAGTAAACAATAAAATAGAAACAATTGATGAACGAACACAATTTTATGCTAAAGATTTTTCTGACCTTCAAATGTGGAAAACTTTTGCTATTGATTATGGATATGATAAAACAGGAATAAGGAAGTTACGTGAAGACATTGAATATATGTTAAAAAATAAATAAAAATTTAAATGATATGAAAATAGAAGACATTAAATTTAACTTTATATATGATGAAAAACGTCCAATTTCTTTTATTAAGGGTGGAACACCATGTGATGTCTTGAGCTTAAAAGAAATTATAAATAAGCAAAATGAATTAAAATTAACATCATATGATAAAAATTTAAGTCCTGAAAAAAATAGAGAGATTAAAGAAAAACAACCTGCATTACAGATTTTTACTGATGGTGTTCGTTCTGTAAAAGGAGCTGATGGATATAATTTTGTTGAATGGAATAAAGTTATATGTATTGATATAGACACAAAATTTTATAATGGCGATAAAAAAATAAAATGGGATTTGCTTGAACAAGCTTTGTTAGAACAATTAAAAACGATTTATTATTCTAATTTTTTATGCATGCAAAGAAGCTACAGCAACACAAGCTGGCATGTATTTTTTGCGTATGCATGTCTTCCAAATGAAGAAACTTTTATTAAACTTTCTAAATATAGCGTGCATTGCATTAGAACAATATTTTATAATTTGGGATTGCAAGATGTTATTGATTGTCCTAAAGTTATAGATACTTGTATGGATAGACCGTCGCAGCCTATATTTGTTAGTGGAAATGCTTTTTTGATAAATGATTATGGATTTGATGGTAAATATTGTGATGCTCAAATAGATGAAGTAACAGATGAAAGCTTAACTAATGAAGTTGTGCGTTCAAATGATATTACTATTATTTATTCTAATTTATTGTCTTTAGATACTAATAACATTGCTTGTTTTAGTAAAGATTTTGTTTTTAACCACAATATTTTATGGAGAATAGTTAATATATGCACGCGCGTTTTTACAGATTTTGACGATTTTTATAAATGGATTTGCTGGTTTATTGACAATTTGTCTTGTGATTTAGATAAAAACAGAACAAAGGAATTTTATAAAAGAGAACATTATATTAAGTCATTATGGAACTCTTTGTGCAAGTCAAACACAACTATAAATATGTCTTTATTAAGATTGCTTTGTCAAGATTTTGGATGGACATATAAATATGATATGCCAGAGCTTCCAAACGACAATAAGTATGTTTTTCAGAAAATATTTGAAAAGAATTGGACAAAATATGTTCATAATATTGTTATAAATAAATATATTAATGAAATTTTTTTGAGATCATCGAACTTTGAAGCAATTTTAGCAAGTTATTTATTAGAAAATAATTTAAATGATGCTGCGGGAAGAAAAAAGATAATAGATGAAAAAAGAAATGAATTATTATACAACTCAACAATTGATAGCAATATTTTTGATGATTGTTCAAAAATAAATTATTGGCGTATGATAGCTAATAAAAAGATTTTTGATTGGAAAAAAGATAAACATATATGTGGTATTGATAAATTTGATGAAAATGACACAATGACATATAAAATGTTCGCTGATTTATATTATAGAGATAAAGACGGAAACAACACAATAAGATATAATGTCATTGATGATGACATTGAAGTTTATAATTTTGATAAGCAAGAAGGATATACACAATGGCATAAATTTAAATATGAAGATGAACGAAATATTTGGACATCAAATGGTGTTTTCTCAACAAAATGTAAGAAAGAATTGTTGTGGACATCAATAGATGAATATGTTCCTGATTATTATAGGTATGATCCAATAAAAGATTACCTTAACAGCTTTGATTATTCTGAGCCTTCAGAAGAAGAAATTAATAAATTAGAAACATTTTTTATTAGACACCTTCAAGCAGAAGACAATGAACTTAATAGAACGATAACAAAAAATTGGATCGTTGCTGCAGTTAAAAAACGATTACATAATAGTGATTTTGTTTTTCCTCATATATTAATGTTAAGAGGTGACACAAATAATAATAAAAGTTATTGTATTTATAAGTTATTTAATATTAATGGGCATGATTATACTGTTAATGATATTAACACATCTGATAGTGACGCAAAAATGGGTCCGTTACTTCAAAGCAACTGGTGCATTCAATTTGGAGAACGAAAGGGAATTTCAAAAATTGACAATAATGCTAATAAAGAATTTGTAGATAGAATTAACACAACATTAAAGTTCCAAAAGAAATTTAAAAACGAAGTAACAATAGTACGTCCTAAAGTCGTATGTGTTGTTACAACAAATGATAAGAAATTATATAATGATTATAATGTAGATAGTGATAAAAGATTTTGGTTGATTGAATGTAATGCTCCAGCGTATTCATCGACTATAGAAAATAGAAAAATGATTGCTGATGAAATTGATGATATATGGAGAATTGCAGTTAACTTATATAGGCAAAATAATGATATTGATTTGGAATTTGATGGAAAGCTTGTTGAACAAATGAAAAGTGTTCAGCAAAAATATATGACGATTGATGCTGAAGAAATAAAGGAAAATTTATTTGAAATGCTAAATAAAACGTATTCTGTGACATTTAAAAAAGGAAGAACATTTTTTAATAGTTTAAATGATTTTATTCAACAACTAAATGAAGATAATAGTAATAAAGTTAATGTTGCTAATATTAACTGTATTCCATGTAGATATATTAATAAATGGCGTGAAATGAATAAGTATGATAGCCGTCATGCAGAAATAATAAAAAATATATTAGAAAAAGAAGGATGGATAAAAAAGAATGTAAGATTTGATGACAATATAATTAAATGCTGGATTAACGATAATGTGCTTCAAACAACTTCTTATGGCGAGTCATCTGTGCTTTTGCTATGATTTATATGGATTGTTACCGAATTTTCGTTACTGTTACCGTGTGATAAGAAAAAGATGCGGTAACAGTAACATTTTATTTTGTTAAAAAATGTTATAAAATCGTCATTTTTTATAACAGTTTATAACTATATAAGTCCTTTTTATTATATATATATATATTATTATTTTGTTACCGTTGTTACCAAGAAAATATATAATAATATAATATAATATAATATAATATATATAGTATATATATATAAAGGTCCCAAAAATGATGTAACAACGGTAACAACGGTAACAATGGTAACAACAAATAAAAGTAAAAATATATATTTTTATATATAATATATAGATATTCTCATTCTATGAACGACACAACATTAGAAACGATAACATTAAACAATGGAGGCAAAGTTATGTTCGATAAGTTAGCCTTTGAAGCATTAAAATGGACAACAAATTCTTTTGATTATAAGACGCAGGTATGGGAGACAGATATATGCCTGTCATCAGATAAGTGGATAGACCCAAGAGCAGACGATAGAAATAGTTTTCATTACACATCATATAAATAAATTATAATTAACATATGTTAACACAGATAACTTTAATTATTTTGTATATAGTAATAGCAGTGTTTAGCTTATTGACGATTAGTGCAGTATTAACATGGATTTATTATATGCTCAAAGATTTATTTAAATCACAAGACGTTAACATGCAGCAATATGATATTCCTTTTTTGTTCAGAACATATATGTATGGAACAATAGGATTATTTATAATGGCAGTAATAGCATTTATAGTTGAGCATATATCCATTTTATGGTAAATGATAAATTAGCATAATATAATATGCTCAATAATAGCATTTATAGTTGAGCATATTAACATTTGATATATGATACGATTCATTAGGAGATTACCAAATAAGATACGTGATTTACGAAACAATAGACGTATGAAAAAGAATAAGTATATTAAAGATAGTCAGTCAGCAAAGTACTACGCATCAAAAGCGTGGCGCAATATGAGAGAACATATATTAATGCATCAACCATTATGTGTTGTATGTCTTTCAGAGGACAGAGTTACATCAGCAACAGAGGTCCATCATATATTACCATTTCTTAGAGGCGTGACAGAAGAACAACGATGGAAGCTTTTATTAGATGAGAGCAACTTAATTCCTGTATGTAGAGAATGCCATCAGCTTATTCACAAAGGCTTTTATCCATCTTTCCTCAGAGATTTGATATTGAATGAGCAGACAGATGTTAGTTCATTAGACAGATCTCAAAAGCAGTTACATTGTATAAATTAAATAGATATATTAAAGCGCTTAGAATGACCTCTAATGACATCAAATATAGTAAATATATAATTTATCAAAATGATTATAAAACCTTACTAGAAGCAAGACTAGCATCATTATAACAAAGGATTTAATTAATTAGTATTGTTGAATTATACATTATTAATTTTATATTTTATAAATATAAATGTAATAAGTTCGTCAGCTACAGTAGAACAAATAAAATATAAAGTACTTATAGAATGAGGGTGAGTAGCTGCGCCTGATTTCTGTAGGTACTTATTTTTAATATTATGAACAATCAAAACATTAGACAGCTAAAAGAAGAACTACAGTTAGCAAAGGTAAATGCTGCTTATTATAAAGACTTATATAAAAAGAGTCAAGAGAGAGTTAATTACTTAACTAAACATGCAAATGATTTACAGTTCATTATAGACAGAGGATATTCACAATCAGATGCGTTCAACAAAAACCATTCAGGAATATATAGAATATATAATGTTATTACTAATCAGTCATATGTAGGACAAAGTCATGTAAATGTATATGATCGATGCATGAGTCATTTTAATTTTGAATGTAACAACCAAAATGATTGGCATTATGATTTACAGCACAACACTGAAAATTATGATTATGAAATATTAGTAGAAGGAGTTAAAAATCAAGGTGACCTTGACAGATTAGAGATATATTATATTGGATATTATGACTGTTTAGACAATGGATATAATTCAATGTTAGCAGCAAAATATAGATTTATGTGTTCTTATGCATCATCTTCATCTACATTGTAACATAAATGTTACATTATTTAAAACATTTTAACAATTATTTATCATTTTTTAACCCCCCTATCCATTTTATTGTCTAAGGGATATATAACAAGCGATGTCCGTTGCGATCCACCAAACTTGTCAAAAAATGACAAATCTGGTATAACAAAATTTAACAAAAAATCACAACAGTTCATCATAATTAAACATAAATTAACAGTTCTGTAAAAAATTGTATTTTTAAATATATAGTTAACATATTTTTACACTTCAGAAAAATAAATTTAACAAAATAGATGGAGCAAAAGCATAAAGACGAAGCATATGAGAGATATGCAGATTACAGTAAAGAGATACAAGATTACATGCAAGCAGTTATAGACAGCTTAGCAAAAGAAGACGAGAACTTTGATAAGTCATGGTTCATTCAGCTAGATCTTTTAGCAGCTAATATGAACGCCTATCTCATCGGCAAAAAGCGATTTGAGCAAGAACAAGATGAAGAAGTTCCAGATGTAGTAAGAGTTCGTCAAGCATTCCAAATTATGAACACATCACAAGTTCAGATACAGGCAATATTAAAGTCATTTGGATTGACGAAGATGGGTAGAGCAAAGATAAGCAACTTAAATAAGCGTGGAGATCAGAACGGTGGATTTGACATCGTAGCATATACTAGAGACCTCATGAGTTAAGCAGATACTATAATATTACACAATTTGTCAAAAAATGACAATTCGACAAGCAAAGAACAAAATTAATTTTTAGCAAAACGATGAGCGAAAAGTTACACCCATATAAAATAGATTACGATAAATTAAAAGACATTCCACATGAATATTTAGATTACCCATTGAAGATAGTAAATGGTGACATAATGTCATGTGACGCAATAAGATTAGCATGTGAAAGATACTTAAGTTATTTTTCAAGAGACGACATATATTTTGATTGTGACCGAGCAGATAAGCCAGTACGATTCATTTCTAAGTTAAAGCACACAGAAGCGCCATTCACAGGACAGCCATTTGAATTATTAGGATGGCAGAAGTTCATGATGCACGCCATATTTGGCTGGTTCAGACAAGACACAAAGACACGATTAGTACGAACAGTATTCGCTCAAGTTCCTCGAAAGTCCGGCAAGTCAACATTAGCAGCAGCCATTTCATTATATATGCTTATAGCAGATGGTGACGTAGGTGCAGAAGTATATTTCGTTGCTCCTTCAAGAGAGCAGTCCGCTCAATGTCTAAAATATGCAACCAATTTTGTCGACACAATAAATAAGAACGGCATCTTAAAAGTGACAAGAAATGAGATACGATTCCCATTCACAAAGTCAAAGATGAAGACATTTTCTCCAGATGCAAAGCTTGGTGATGGATTCAACCCGTCTTGCGCCGTATGTGATGAGGTAGAGCAATATAAAAATAGTGACATTCCAGATGTATTGACTTCAGGAATGGGCATGAGAGCACAGCCACTTCTGATACAGATATTAACAGCAGGATTCAACTTGAATGGATATGGAAAAGATTACCATGACATGTGTATAGATGTATTGAATGGATTTAAGACAGATGACACATTAGCAGCATTCATTTATGAATTAGACAAAGATGACGATTGGAAAGATTGCTCATTATGGAAGAAATGCTCTCCATCATTAGGCGAGACAGTTCGACTTGAAGCAATGCAAGCAGAGTATAAGAAAGCATTGAATATGTCAACACAAGAAGTCAACTTCAAGACAAAATTTCTTAACGTATGGTGCCAAAGTGCATCAGAGTGGTTCTCACGAGCAATGCTTGAGTCAAATATGAAAAAATTTGATTTGGATTATTTAGCAGCATTGCCTAGACATTCGTATGCATGGCTTGGCGTAGACTTTTCAAGGTCAAACGATTTGACAGCATTGTCATTATTAGTACATGATGACATTGAAGACAAATTTTATTTAAAGAATTGGACATTCTTCCCTAGAGCAAATGTCACAAAGACAAAAAATGGCGTGCTATACAAACGATGGGCAAATGAAGGATACTTGACATTGACCGATGGAGAGGTGGTAGACTTCAATTATATAACAAATAAGATAATAGAGATAAGCAAGAAGATTAGGATAGATAGAATTGCTTATGACCCATATGCAGCAACACAATGGAGCATTTCAATGAAGAATGATTATGGCTTCAATATGGAGAAGTTCTCGCAGAAGATTGGTAACTTTTCTGGTCCGACCAAAGACTTTGAAGTCGATATGCATAATGGAAAGATCATAATAGATTACAACCCTCTTATATTATGGATGTTCGGCAATGTCGAGTTCAAAATAGATCATAATGGCAACATGAAGCCTTCAAAAGAGAATGAGCTTTCAGGCAAAAAGATAGACAATATAATTTCTATGATTGAAGCTTATGGATGCTATATGTTCAACAAGTCAAAGCCAAAAGCAGGAATGACAATATTTTAAAAATTTACAAATGCAAATAGCTATTAACAAATGTTAACAAGACGAAACTTAAAAGAACTTGAAAGATTACACAATGAGCCTGAGACAAAAGCACAAGCATTATATAAGATAGTAAAAGACAGAGTCCCAAAAGATATTGCTTCAGTGCTTATTCCAGTCAAAAATGGATTTGTTATAGTAGCAGACAGGCGAGCAATATGGGACGTAAAAGAACACAGCATTTATTTAGACATCGAGAGCATTTTAGACCCATCGCATATAATAGATGTATATTTAATGCAGCTAGAGGAACAGAAACAAAAATAAAGCAAGTTCTATACAAAAACACCTAAAAATGTCACAATTTTTAACATTTTTTAGGGACAAATTTTATTTTTAAATATATAAGATTAATCTTTCTATCACAAGATAGATTATATTTCATAAAATGACGATATGAACAATTTTCAGTTAATGTTTAAGCGTTCAACAACAGTGGATTGCGGATGCTCAACAGATCAAGAACATAGTATAGTTGGAGGATTATTTAATATTCCTCAGCTAAACAAGTTCGATCCTCTGAACCTTTCCATTATTTTTGCATGTCTTGAACGTATTTCAAATTCTATTTCACAACTTCCTATCGTTGTGAAAGAACATAAAAAAGATGCATCTTCAGTTGTCAAAAATCATGAAATAAGCAATTTATTCTATAATAGCAACATCACAAAGACATTTTTGATGAAGCGTATTATTCTTGATATGTATATAAAAGGCAATGCCTATATTTATATAAAAAGAAAAAATGGAAAGCCAGTTGAGTTAATATATATGGAGCCGACTTCATGTGTTCCAATAATTAACAAGCAACGACAAGAAGTATATTACCAAAATAGAGGATATGACACAAAACTGATTCCTGCTACGATAAGAAAAGAAGACATGATTCATATATATAAGCATGCTTCAGTTCCTTATTTTGGAAAAAGTATTTTTGAATATGCTACTAAGTCAACAGAATTGGCATCTTATATAGAAGGAGCATTAATTTCATATTATAAATCAGGATGTACGATTCGTGGCGTGCTTTCATTCACTGGATCTGTGTCCGATGACCAAAAGGAGTATATTCGTAAGAATTGGCATCGTATTCATGGTGATATAGATGGCTCAACTATAGCAGTTCTTGAAGGAGACGCAAAATATTCTCCTATAACACAAGGCTCAGCTGAGGCACAGATGTACGAAAATAGACGTTACCAAGATGCTGTATTATGCCGTTGGTTCAATATGACACCAGTTCAAGCAGGCATTCTTGATGGCACATCATATGGAGACATCGAGTCATCAAATATTGACTTCGTAAGTCGTGTGTTAATGCCTGATATTGCTTTATGTGAAGACGAGTTCAACAGAAAATTATTGCCTGATTCAACGACATTCTCCATTGACATAGATGAGACATTCATGCTTCGTGGAAAGATGCTTGATTTGGCAAATTATGTTGGGACATTGACAGATAAGGGCATTATAGCACCAAATGAAGGACGTGATAAGCTTGGCTTGCCTCCAGTCACAAACGGTGATGATTTACATGTTGCATATTCTGATATAAGTCAAAACAAGATAAATGGTGATGACAAAGACACAGAAGAAGAAACGGAGAAAGAAAAAGAAAATATAGAAAGTTAATATTTTCATTCTATTATATATATTTATTCACAATGAGGTGTAAAAATATTACCTCCAGTGCACCTCATTGTTTTAGAAAATAAATTTTAACAGCTAAAATGAACGACAAGATTAATATTAGAAGTCTTCAGACAGAATTATTTACAGAGGGAAGAATAGTCGAAGGATATGCGTTAAGATTTAATGAAATAAGTGGCCTGCAATTTGAGCCATTTAAGCGAGTATTATTCAAAGAGGTCATCAGAAGTGGAGCAATTACACAAGAAGAAATAGATGCTCAAGACGTATTCGCATATTATAATCATGACAAGACAAAAGTTCTTGGACGAACATCAGCAGGCACATTACAACTTGAAGTTCGTGATGAAGGCTTATATTATATGCTAGATGTCCCTGAAACAGAGACAGGCAATGAGCTTTTGGAGCATATAAGACGAGGCGAAATGAATGGAACATCATTCGGCTTTGTTATGACAATGGATTTAGACAAAGATGCCTGGACAAAGACAGAAGAAAAGCTTGGAGATACACCAGTCTATTTTCATGAGATAAGAAAGCTTCCTCGCATTCTTGAAATAAGCCCATGCTTTACACCAGCATTCCCAACGACATCAGTCTTTTCTCGTTCAACAGAAGATTTCTTTACACAAATAGAAAATATAGAAGAAACAAATATGCAAGAGGAAGAAATGCTTCGTAGTAAAAACGAAGAAGAGGAAAAGAAAGAAGAGCAGCAAAGCACTTCAGAAGAGGAAAAGAAAGATGAAAAAGTCGAGCAAGAAAGCTCAGAAGACACATCAGAAAAAGAAACAGAAGATACATCAGAAGAAACAAAAGATGATGCATCTGAAGATACAGAAGACAAAGAAGAAGAAACAGAAGACAAAGATGAACAGAAACGTTCAATAAACAATGAAAAAATAAATAAACATTCAAATATGAAACAAACTTTTAACTTATTCCGTGCGCTTATTGATAAGCTAGACGGTCGTGAATTAAATGCAGTTGATGCACGCATTAATGAACTTGGTCAAGAGCAACTTCGCTCAGCAGGTCTTGTAGCATCAAATAAGAACAGTATTGCCATTCCTGATTTCCGTGAATTGACACGTGACGCAACAGATTGGACAAACCCAGTTCTCGTTACTGGTGAAAATGGCGAGAAAGACGACATCGTTCAAACTGATTTGATGGACATTTTGAAGCCTCTTGAGGACAAGCTTCCTCTCCGTGAAGCAGGCGTTGCCTATATGACAGGCTTGAAGAACAATATTCAGTGGCCTAAGGGTGATGGCATCGTAGTTAGCTGGCAGAAAGAAGTTGGAAACAACAACACATCAGCAGCTTTCACAAGCATCAAGTTAACACCTCACCGTATTACCGCTTATGTAGATGTCTCTCGTCAAGCATTGATTCAGAGTTCATTCTCAATGCAGTCATATTTACTAGATGAGTTGACAACTAAGCTTGCTTATGCACTTGAAAAGAAGATCCTTTCAGCAGATGCAGCAAATGAAGCAATAGAT